CTAAATCAACTTTTTCTCTAGTTGTCCCAGGTTTAGACCTTTCGTCAGTTAATTCTCTCTTAGCCTTATCTAATTCAAGTTTTAATTTAGTCTCAGAATCAGTTTGCTCTAAGACTAAGTTATTTTCAAAAACAAATTTCATAACTCCGGGTTGAGATGATAAGTTAAATTCACATAGAGGTACAAAATTGAAAATAGATCCTATCTTTCTTAAACTATCTAAATAAAATGACTCCATAATGTAATCATTCTTTTTCTCAGGTAATTTTCCTTCAAATAATAAATGGATTACTTCGAAGTCAGTTGCTTCGCTCATTATGAATTTCTTAAAAATGAATCGTTCTTCTTTCGTAGGTAAATCATTGAAAAACTCCGCTAAAGTCTTTCTAGCGGTGTCTAAAAAAAGATAGGTATCGAGAATTCTTTTATCCATTATTCCTTAACCATGAGATCCATAACGATTTTCGATCTGACCTCTAATTTCATTGACTCTAGTTGATAATTCCTGACACTTAGTATAAACCCAATTCTCTGACCAAATGTAGTCAATATGAAATTCGATTTCTACATCTAATCGTCCAATTGTCTCCAGATCACTTGAGAATAAGTCTGCTGGGTCTTTAGTTGGATAAACACCATCATAACACGCAGCATACTCAACCGTTTGTGCATCTGGGGCGGTTGTCCAATAATAAAGTTCACTTGCGTATTTACCTTTAGAATAACCAGATTGATCGGTATCAGGCAATCGAGTTGCTCCAAACCGATAGTCTCTGATAATCTTAAACCAATTATGCATTACATGATAAATTGGAAGACCTTGAAGTTCCATAAATTTTAGAGTTACTGTAGTCCCGTAATCGATATTTCCAGGAACACCCCATTTAATCCCACCAAGACCCGGGAATTCTACTGTATTCAATGTTCCCCCTGGAGGAGTCACCCCAGTACAACACCCTTGGAGAAGTAAAGGAATATTTGGAGCATCCAAACTGATAACTCCGTCTCCAGCAATATTTTTTGCTATCTCAGTGAAAATACTTGTCGGAGTAAAGGCTACAAAGAAATATCCAGTTAAATAAGGATCAGCAACACCTACATTTGTACCTCCAAAGTTCCTAGAAAAGCGATTGACTATTGCTGAATTAAAAGCGTTAGAACTTGGCATGCTAATATACCTCCTTAATTATGTGATATATAAATATCTCACTATTTATTTGTTCAATATTTCTAATTATTCTATTTCTCTACCATTAGGTAGCATAGTAGGAGAAACTTTTTCACCACGATCTGACATTTGTTTTCTTCTACATAAATCCCATCTCTTTTTACAATAAGCTTCTTGAATACTATGTCTTGCTTCTGGACTAGGGATATTTTCAAATAAGGGACATTTAGGAAGATTTTGGCATGGTCCCATTGGTTCTTTGGACACAGAGTCAACTGGAAAAATAGACTCCTTAGTTCTATTCATTTAAATGTCCCCAAGTTTCATAGTTTTCTATTTGCTCATGGATAAGAGTAGGTTTAGATTTTTCTTGAAAATTAGAACATGCCTTTTGGTTATACGAAACCGGACTATAAATCGGTGTTCCTGCTTCATTGATGGTTGGAGGATTTTTTCTACAACAATTATCCCAAAATACACATTCTCCACAAACTTTATCCATAAAATTTCGTTCGTACATAAAAATTCCTTCTTTCTTAAGAGGCCTTTCCCTTTCCCCCTCAAGAAACAGATTAAAGAGAGAGGGAAAGGGAAAAGGTTGGTGAACAATTTATAAAATAAAGAAATTCAAATTAATCTTTTCAACTAATTTCATTGGTTGAAGCTCAATATTGACATGGAACTGTTTGGTTTTAAGTTCATAGTCGGTTGCCCCAACTTCAACACCATAAGAATACAAACCTCTTCTTCGCTTAATGTCTTCTAAGAATAAAGTAATGTCTGAAGCAACTCTATCCCAAGTTTCAGCATCGTTTAACTCAAAAATAAAATATCTACAATATTGTTCCAATGCCTTTTTAACATAAAGGATCATTCTAACAACATTAAGGTCTTGTAAACTACTTGGTTTGGACTGGGAAGTTAGTTGACCCCAGAATACATAACCCTGAGCGAACTTAACAATTGGGTTAAGTTGCTTCAAATACATATCATCTCGGTCACTTAGAGTTGGGTTATATCGAAGTTCTTTAATTCCATCCAAAGTTCCTCCGGGGAATCCTACAAAACCTGCCCATACTTCTCTCACTGAATCATTTCTTGGTAATAAATAAGAAGCATGCCAAGTCGGACTAACCCACATATCCTGACCTGTGAAGTTATCATAAACCTTATTAAAGTTGCAAAAGAGTGACATATAATAATTATTATATGTATGAGAATTTGTCCTATCCGTTAACTCGTTTGCAACCGTGGAGTTATCACTATTATCAATTATTCCTATACAATCCCTTCTTGTGGTACATAGGGTATTAATAGCGGTTTTAACATCGGTGGGATATCCTGCGTCCCACACAACATTAAAGTAATAACTTTCAGTGTCTAAAACTGACTCTTCGGTGACTGAAGTCATAGGATTTGTCAATAACCCAGTGTATGCTTGAGCAAGAATTTGGGTAGCAACTGTGGTATTTAAATTTCCTCCCACTACAAGATTGCCAACTGAACCCTTAGAAAGTGGAGTTGCATCAGATAACGCAGTTGCCATATTGACATAAGATTTTCTAACTTGATAAGTGATTTCCCCGCCTGAGTCAAAATTAGTAGTACTTCCAATCCAACTTTGAGTTGCTCCAGTCAAGTTTTTGGAACTAAAAACATTAATAGTTCCATTCGTCACACCGGAAGATGCTCCCAACCAACCCCAAAGTTCATTTCCTCGCTGATCCTTTGCTATTACTACATAATTAGCAGTTCCTGTCTCGGGGTTTGTTTGCCATTGACTAAAATCCCGCTTATTATCACTGATGGTGGCAGAGCCGGCTGTTTCGATTACATCAATATCACCTTGATTTTTGTCGTAAACTCGGGTACATAAATTGTAGCCAGCAGTTCCCTGCTCTGCTCGTAAAACTGAGGAATAGTTTTCTAAAATCTCATTAATGTAAATTGAAGCACCGGCTAAGTCAACTGCAGTTGGGTCAAATGAGATTTCAAAACTTTCAATAATTTGGTCAGTCTCATCAGATTGTCTTTCATAAATATCCAAAATGTAAACACCATAATACATTGGATTAGATTGCTGAGTCAACTTAACACTTATTCCATTATAATAATCCCCTCGACCAATAGGATATAAACAACAAATAGGATAAGTAGTTCCATCTTGAGCCATATTAGTTTCAAGAACTGAAAGACTTGTAGCAGAGGAAATATAACTAAAACTTAAAGTTGTAGTACTATCGCTTTCATTCGCGTCAATCCTAATATTGGAATAAGTGGCGTTTGAGGGTAATGCTCTACAACAATAAAGTGATCCTGATTCACCCAAAAAGTTATAAGCAATATATGGACCAAGACCATAGTTTTTGGTATAATCAGTTATATCTGGCTCGCCAAACTCAGAAATATAATCCGACCTAGAACTTTTCTTTACTAATTGGTTATCCCTACCTTTTACACTAAGGAATGAGATAAGTCCCGTAGTTGCCGGAACTGCCTGGACATATGTACTTAGGTCAATAATCTTAGTATATACTCCCGGACTTATAGCCATATCAAATTACCTCCAATTATCTAAATATCATGTCATTTCTCTAACTTTTTTCATGGTTCCAGTGTCCTTTTTCGAAACTTATCTATAACCTTTTAGTGTAAACTTTATCTATTTTTCTCTATTTCTTTTTCCTTCTTTTAAGAATACCCCTAAGTTTATAGAAAATATAAATCATTAATGCCATAATAGTCCATTTTCTAATAGGCATAGGAGTATCTTCGGACTCTTTAACAAATAACTTGAGATATCCAAAGTCATCTTCATCAGGATTATAATGAAAGACGAAATCTTTTATCATCTTTTTATACTTATCTTTTCCATACAATGAGATAGCTAAAGAGATAAATCCTGATTCGTTTCCTGTTAAGTCAGTGGAATTTTCAATTACTGTTTTCGTCTTATCATAAATCTTTAGAAGGTTAGCTTTATCAATACTTCGGTTTTGGGAAAATAAGATTTTCATTAATTCGGATGGGTCTTTATATTTGGTAAGTTCTTTTTCGTATTTCAATAATTCAGTGGGTTTAGTAATTACTTTTTCTATAAAAGATTTAGGATCTCTAACTAAAGGTCCTATTTCTTCATGGATAATAGTTCTAATTTCTTCTAAGCACTCTTGAAATATATCCATGTATTTAAAATCCTTTTAATTATAATAACTTACACGTAAATATACCATGTAAACACGAGACTTCTCAAAGAAGTCTTTTCAATGGTTGAAAAAGTTACTCTAGCAAACAAAGTGAAAATCCCACTTGCTCCACCCGCAGAACTAGCATTTATAAATAACCCCGCTTCACTTACATCATTATTTCCTGGGAAATTACATTCATCGTTTGCTATTGTGGTAGTTACCTTGATTATAAGATACCTATTATTGTTACTTGGATCTTGTTGATAAGTAACTGAGTCAAAAGCATGTTTAAACCAATAATCTGTTCCTCCCTTATTATGCCAATCAGCATAGATAGTTGAAGTTGAATCAGTTGAAATAGGAATTTCATCTGCTAACTTAGTATTACTATTTGAGGGTGGAGCAGGAGTTAATGGATCAACTGGACATCCTCCCTGACCTAGTCCGAACCAATAAATTGCTTCGTTGGCCGCCGAAGTTGTGTCTACATTATTAATATTAAAAATTCTTTCAGCAACCCACTCTCGACCTGCGTAAACTACTAAGTTATTAGTTTGCTCTACTAAAGTTTTATTCCCTTCGCTATCTACTGAGTGAATTTGGACCATATTTTGAGGTTTCTTAGATGGACCATTGGGAGTCCTAAAACTGCCAACTGAATCACCTATACATTTACTGTAGTAATCGTTGACAGTTATTCTTATTTCTTCGACTTTATGTTCCATTCTCTATCTCCTTTGTATTACTCAGTAAATATAATATAGTCATTCTGAGCGCATCCAGCAGCGGTGCATTTTAGAATTATAACGTCTGCGTCCATCTCTACGGCAGTCAAATCTATTTTATACCACCCATGACTAATTTCGGTTGCTGGAGTATTAACACAATTAACAAATGCCCCACCATCTTGTGAAATTTGAACCGTTGCTACAACTCCAGTTTCTGGAGTATTGAAATCTGTAGCATCTACCATTTTTATAGGGAAATTACTAAATGCTACATTCTTTGTAAAAGGCATCTTTAAACCTCCTCATTTTATAGTCCAATAATTTGTTCAGATTTAAAAAAGGTAGATATTAGATAGGATTTTTACTAACTAACAAATAGTTTCCATGGTCGATCCTTGATCATTACATAAGAATGCCCGAGTGTTAGTAAGAACTATGTATTCTTCACCATTTGAAAGTTTACACCCAATCCTTACCACTGGGACAAAACATTCGTTTTCAACACCCTTAACTTTCTCTACCTCTTCATCAATTACTATTAAATTAGCTTCATCTGACTCAGAAAAAGTTCCATCCTCTAACTTATAAGTACCATCTTTCACATTATAAAGAGTATCTCCAGTAACTAGCCTTTCTATATTATCAATAAACCACCAATCTCTAAACTGATTAATACCTTTGATTTTTAGTAACATGTGTTTTCTACCTTCCTTCCTATCTACCTAGCTATCTAATATCTACCTCACATATATTTTAGGGTGCTCGTAACTGAGCATCTATAAAAACATAGTCATTCTGAGCACATCCAGAAGCAGTAAATTTAAGTATTAAAACACTATTAATAAGATCATCTATAGCGATTAAAATTTTATACCAACCATTTCCGATTTCTCTAACCCTAGATTCAGGAACTTGGAAAGCACTTCCGTTTTTCGATATTTGACAAGAAACACTCTTTCCTGGAGCGGGAGAGGATATATCAGTACTTAAAACCATTTTAAATACTATTTCAACTTTTGGAGTTTCTGTTCCTATGGGAATTCTATCTCTTTCCCTTTTCCTCCAATTAATCATTTTTGTGCCAATTATAGCCAATGTAATATCCCTCCCCTTTATGCTCGGAGATATCCGTCAATATATACAAAGTCACATTGTAGACATCCAGTAGAGTCAAACGAAATAATAATTGTGTGATTCTCAAATACCGCTGGAGGTAATAAAGTAGAATACCAACCTTGACCAATTTCACTACTAGTAATTGGTTGGTATACAAATGGTCCTCCATCTGTGGAGATTAAACAAGTAGCATCCACTCCCAACATTGGGCTTGAATAATCGTAGGAAGAAACCATCTTATACATTACTCTAATGTCAAGTATTTCAGTAAGGTCAACTCTACATAAATCGCATCCAAAAGGTGCATCAAAAAGCCATGGATCTATAATCCCAGTAGTAGAGTCGATTACTGGACCATCGAAATTAGTGAATCCTCCAGATTGCCATTCCCATCCATCAATAGAAACCTTTTGAGATGAACTTTCAACTGTTTCGTCTCCCCCCGGATGTTCATTATAATAATCGTCAATATTTACAGCAAACCCAATATCAATCCAATTAGTATTATCATGGACATCTAAATAGTCATGAGCTTCTTCATACCAAGTAGATAATATAAAATAATCATCATATCGAATAGAATCTTGTAATGGATTATTTTGATCTATTGTATTGTCAAAAGAATATATTCTTACTCTCTTTGGTTTCCACCAATTAAGAACATCTTCAGGAATATTTGCTTCAAACACTAATCCAATTAGAGGATAAGTTGAGGGATCTATATTCAACATATATTGGTATAAGTCTTTGAAGAAGTGCTTAAGTAGAGTTTTCTCAGTCCCAAGTTGAAAAGCATGATCAATCTCTGCTTTTAACTCAGGATTTAATATCTCTAATACATGACCCGCACTTGTAGTATCAAGTAACATATTTCTTTTTCCTATCTCTAATTGACTTTATCATCCTTTTAAGACGCTTGAAGAATCCTAGAATATGTGTAAATGCTAGCGCAATACAACTCTAGTAGAGAAACACTCATATCAACAATTGACACAAAAATGTCTTTAACTGGAATAGTTCCATGCCTATACCAGGGATAAAATTGATCCTCAACTTTTCTTCTTAATATAGCAATAGTTATTTCTAATTCTTGTAAATCCATTCTTGCCCTTACACTGATATATGGGGTTGGGCTAGGAAGAGCAATATCATTACTAGCAATCAAAGCATTTATTTCTGCTTGTGTTTGAAACCAATGAGGATCTCCACTAGTCATTTCCTCAAAAGTAACTGTTTTCTCAGGAACTAAGGATTCACTTATTCTTCCTCTTTGGGTACTTTTACCTCTGAAAACTAAAGTTCCTGACTCATTTCTTTCCAAATAATATTCTAGAATATCTGCGTCAGTTACATCATGGTATTCTAAAACCGAAATTAAAGCTTCTGGGGTTCCTTTTATTTTATATAGGTTAACTAAATCCAAAAGAAAAGCTACTTTAGTCCTAGTTGATAATAGATTTTCTGGATATGGATAACCAAAACTTCTAATAAACTCTTCAACATGAGTTTGTGGTAATGAGAATGCTTCACTAGCATTCTTTTGAGTAGTTACTATAGTTCTAAATGAAGAATACCAATCAATTATAAACTTTCTTAATCTTTTAAAGTCATCACTAGCAAAACTAACTTGATCAATAGCGGTAGTGAACCATTTAGTTGCTAATTCTTTATCACCAATAGCAGTATTCCTTAAATTCTCATCTAAAGTCGTGTCAGCAGTTGGATCTTTTAAAAAATCTAATATCTTCCAGAAATCACCT